AAAGACCAGACCAAGTATCAAAAAAAATATATGGAAGTTCTCAATATGATTGGATAGTTTTAATCTCAAACAATATTCTTAATGTTAGAACTGAATGGCCACTATCAGATGGAGAATTCTCAGAGTACCTAGAAAGAAAATATACAGAAAATGAATTGAATTCTCCCCACCATTATGAAACTACAACAGTATTAGATTCTAGAGGAAAATTAATTGTTCCTTCAGGCAAGGAAGTTGATAGTGGATTTACAGTAACATATTTTGATGAAGTAAAAAATCAATCTGTAGTGGTCAATCCAATAAAACTAATAAGCATTTATGAATATGAAATTCAAAAAAATGATAAAAAAAGAAATATCTATCTCCTGAGAGATAGATATTTGCAAACTGCTATTGATGATATGAGAACTATTATGTCTTATGGATTTTCATCTCAGTATGTAAATGACTTCACAAAAAGAGGAGATAACCTAAGACTTATAGTCCCAAGATAATCACTCTTCAGCAAGTCTTTGGAAGTAACTGAGAGTATCATCTTCATCATCAAAAGATGACTTACTTGAAGAGATACTATTAAGTTCATCCCTTAGGTTCTCAGTCAGAGGAGGTGCAGCACCTTCATCTTCATCATCATAAGACTCATCTTGCTTAACAGGCTTTTTGCCAAGGACTGCCTTGAGACGAGCATCAAGTTGTTCATAAGATTTAAATGCCTCTGGTTTCACAAACTCCTCAAGAGAGTATGCTTTCTTCCAAATGGATTCCAGAACATCATCATCAAAATTACCTAGAGTTCCTGGAGAATCAAATTCAGATTTGTCATAGTTCCAGTACCCATCTTTTTTAGTAATTTTCAGTTTGAAGTTAGCACCACTCCAGAAATCAAAAGGATCAATTGGAGTCTCATCATCAAATTCTGGTTGCATTGCTGCAGAAATCTTGTCAAAGATTTTTTTACCATACTTAAAGAGAAACACTTTACCTTCATTTTCAGGATGTGTCTTATCCTGAACAACATAAATGTTGCTGTAATAAGACAACTTTCTCTTCCTTTGACGTACAATATCTTGATTAGACTTACTTCCAGTATTCCACAGTTCACGATTAGATTCACAGACTGGGCAAGATTGGTTAATAGTTGTCAAACAATTATCAATCAACCATCCACCAGTCCCTTGGAAGGCATGAGTATAAACCTTTGCCCAAGGAAGTTCTTCACCTTCAGGAGAAGGAAGAAAACGAACAACAGCAAATCCATTACCAGCTTTATCTACTTCAGGTTTCCAAAGACGATCATCAGAAGATCCTCCAGAAGAATTCATTTTCTCAACTTCATTGAGAAGTTTAGAAGTCAATGTTCCTAGAGAAGACTTCTTTTTAAGATCAGAAAAGGACATTAGATTACCTCGGATTAATTGGATTAAAAGGTTACAGGTTATTGTAAGATGTCTGGAGCTATTTGTCAACCCCAGACATTAAATTGGCAATGGTCATTTTCATTGTTCTAAAAATTGAATTAATATCAGAGTTTCCAAACCCAAGAAGTTTAGATGATTCTAATATCTGGTTTTTCATTTCAATTGCACTAGGATCATCAGACAAACTTAATCTAGTATAAAGTAATTGTTGCTTATTTAATAAATCAGAAAGCACTTTAATATGATTCTCTTTCTCTATCTTATTCATGGAAGGAAATCTAAAAATTTCTTTACCTAATTCTTTTTGAAGTCTATTAATATCCTCTAATTCTTGCTTAACAATTTCAGAATCAAAGAATGCCATCAGATTTTCTCCCTATTATAGAAGTTAACACTTGCTTGTAAGGCTTAATATCAATATTTAGAAATGGAGAATATTTTTTAATTTTTAAAGATGTAGATTCCCACACAGGATCTATAATTTTTTTATCAAAATTTTTCCCAAACAAAAATATCTTATCATAAATTACCAGAGTTTCTATAGAAATTCTTCCACTCAAGAATTTTTTAAGGATTGGTGGATGTTGCCTTGAGACTACAAATAAGTCTTCTAGGTTGCTTTCAGACAACATATCAGTAGATTCTTGAGTGAAGATATACTTTAAACTTTGCTGGCGTTTCTTCCAATCTTTGTAATAAGTATCCCCACCTCTAATAATTGGACCAATCCATATAGCAGATGGATCAGTAGATTCTACAAAATTAGAAACATAGAACTCTACAATCTCATCATCAGATTTTTGTCTGGAGATTTTCTCAAACCAATACTTATCTTTGCGTTTGTTAAATGATTCTATTGATGCCCTAGACTTACCTGCATATTTAAAGTAATCATAATTTTCTTTACTGAAATGATTCTTGATTGCAAGATAAGTTTTATAAGCATCAAAAGGTGTCATATTAATAATTTAGCTCTAGAGGTACGCTTTAGAAAATTAAGGTTTATAGCATCACACTTAATTTTTTCTTTAAGAGGTTTGCTTATCAATTTTGATACAGACTCAACCTCTAAATTATTTTCTTCACAATAATGAACTATAGCATCAATATAGTTCATGTCGCTGTTCTTTTTTACAAGATCTTCTATGATTTTAGAAAATTTTGTCTGGCATAAAAATTTAGATTCCAGTAAAGATTCTAGTTTATTTTCCATATTCTTTTAATTTGAAATTCACAAAGTCCTCAATGTAAGATTTTAAAAGTTTAATATATTTACCTTTATCATATTGCTCATACACTACACATTCACCATCTTCACATGCCATAATAATAACTAATTTTTTGACTGGAATATTTGTAAGTTCATAGAACATACAAGCATATGCTGCTGCTTGAACAAAATAGTGCTCAATCCACTCTAATGGTTTTGCTTTTTTAGAAGTCTTAAAGTCAATAATAGAAAGTTCATTATTGTATTCTGCAATACAATCAACTGTTCCTGCAATACCTAATATCTTACTGTATAAAGATCTTTCTAAAGCATGAATATTATTAATTTTATTTAATTCAGGTTTAATGATTTTAAAAAGATGTTTTGATATTAAAGATGTATCTGGAAGTTCTGAAATGTTGAGTAAATAATTTTCAACTATACTATGAAGATCAGTTCCTCTAGAAGTAGCTTGCTTATTAATTTTATTTGCTTCCTCTTCTCCCACCTTCTTTCTCCAGTCCTCAAAAATATGCCTATTATGATGACTAGTCACAGAAGTAATAGAGACAAACTTCATAAGTTCATCTCCCTGTGGGACCTTGTAGTATCTTACTCCATCAATAGTCTCCCTTTCAAGAGAAGGAAGACTTACATTAACATGATTGAACATTAAAATCCTGCTGCTATTTTATTAACAATATAAGATTTTACAAGTCCAGATCTTACAATATCATCTACACCAAATTCTATAGTTTCGAATTCAGGCATTCTTTGTATGATCTTCATAAAATCTAAGATACCACTTCTTTCATTGGTTTTAGTGAGGTCAGATTGTGTGGCATCGCCACAGAACATAATTTTTGAATTGTCCCCAACTCTTGTAATTATACTATCAAGTTCATGAAAGTTCAAGTTTTGACATTCATCAACTATGATAATTGAATTATCTAAAGTTGTGCCTCTAATGAAAGATGTACTCCAGAATGTGACAGTTTCTTGAGATTTTAAATTGCCATATAGCATTTCAAACTCAGCATCAGTAGGCATTTCAAACATGTACTTTACCATATTTTTATATGGTATTTGATACAATGATGATTTATCATCATGTGTTCCAGGAAGAAATCCTATCTCACGTGTTGCAACCAGTGATCTAACAATTACTATTTTTTGATAAGGAGTAATTTCACTCAGAACATCTTTAAGGGCAAGATATAAGGCACAAAATGTTTTTCCTGTTCCTGCACACCCATAAACAAACAAGTGCTTATCTGAGTTATATGCATCAAAAAGTTTTGCTTGATTGTCTGTTGCTGGAGTAATGTTCAAAAGAAGATCTGTGTTTATGGGTTTTCTTCTTTTCATTTGTTTAGTTGTCAATCCAATTCCAATTGGATCTGAATCATTGCCTCTTCTTTTTCTTGCCATTAGATTTTCTTTACTTTAGAACCAGGGGACTTTGAAGCTTTATCTAATACATCATTCCATCCAGGATTTCTGCTAATTAGTTTGTTTCTCCAATCACCAGTTTCTCCTGGACTTGCACATCCTTCAGACCAATCCCTTTGCCATTCAGGATTGTCTTTATACCATTGTGTTATTTCATGAACGCTCATTTCAATAACTTTTTTTTCCCTAGTATCTTTGTGGATAATTGGATATATTGCCATATTTTTTAATTGTTATAAAAATATTTATTCTATGTAAATCGAGGGTGCATCATCACATTCCATACAATCAATGCACTCATCAAGGTCAGGATTTTTTTGCAAAAAGTCTTTCAACTCTTCCTCTGATAAAAGAATTTTGAAAATATGTCCAGTTAGATTGTCTCTAATGCACCAAGTTTTCATTTGCTTATGGAGATAATTTTGCTCTATGTAGACGTTTCTCTTCATAGTATTTCCAAACATTTGGTGCCCATGTTTCAAGATAAGGAGCAAACTGCTCACATAGTGCTTGAATTTCCAACTGAGCATCCATCTTTGCTCTTAGATCCATAAAATGAAGAACTGAACGAAGATTAAAAGAGACTACAAAGTTTTGTCTAATAGCCTGAGCAAGATAATCACGAATGTGTTCCTCACACATTCCCTTTTCATATTTTGCAGCATAACGCTTACATCCTTCATAGATAAAATCTAATTCATCATTGTAGTCTGCAAGGGTCCAATCATATTTTTTGCCATGACGATTAGTATAGAATCCAGGTGGACGTACATAGAATACTTCCTCTGGTTTCAATTCCCCATTAGCAACCTTGATAACTCTTTTGCCAGTATATCTTTGAGATTGAACATCAAAGCTTACACCTACCCTATGAGTCCTAGCCTGCATTGCAACATTATGAACATATCCAGAGACTGAAAATGTAATTCCTGGGTGTTCTAATGGTCCCCAATGACCTTTATCATTGCTCAACAATCTTTCTACAATCCACTCTCCACACTTTGATGGCGAGGGAATTTCTTGATCTTGAATTGGAGTTTCCGAATAATCATTTTTCCCAGCCTGATAAACAACTTGCTCAGGAATGGGATAGCACTGAAGTTTTACGACTTGTAAATTTTTATCAAGTTCAATTAAATCTTTTGCCTTAATAGGTTTCATGTGTTCAATAATCCTCCTCTACGAAAACTTCATCATAATCATACAATGAACCTAAACACTGTGAAATATTTTCAGAATAATTTGTATCTGGATCTGGATCTGGATCTAAATTTATTTCTTTTTTTAAAGAATCAACTAATAGTTCTAAATTTTTTACAATTAATTTTAATCTTTCGTTATTCATCAATCATGAAGAAAATACTATTTCAGGGAAGGCATCTTGAACAACTACTTTTGTTATCTTATATCTTTTATGAATTTGTTTATCTTTCATAAGACAAATAAGTTCTGCATCAGAAGCATGTAAAGCTTCAAGAAGCTGAACAAACATCATCTCTTTTTTAAATTTAGTGACATTTGAAACCCCCTTTACAAAGTGATTGAACTTCTGCCACTCATGCTCAATTCTAGAATGCTCAGTTCCAATTGGGGCATCATTGGGGGCATAAGGAACTTCTCCTTCTGGAAGATCTGATTGCACAGAATCATCAAAATTCCAAATAAGAATAGCCCTCAAAGCAGGTGTATCATAGTGTCTAAGAATTGCAATTTTTTCGTCTCTAGTTTTAGCATTAGAGACTCTTTGAATAATTTCAGACACCAATTGATTTGGTGGTAATTTCATAATTTACTCTCCATTTAATTAATCTTCTAAGTCAGGTTCTTCTTCTGTATTTTCTTCAAATCTAAAAGCAATGATTTCATCTGGGATAACATTTCCATTCTCATCATACATTTCTGGATGCATCCTCATAGTTTGGGTTGTCCAAACATATTCTCTATAAATCCATCCAACTACGCCACCAACAATAAGTGAAATGATAAAAAACATTACAGAAAAAACTAAAGAAATTGCTATCATTTTTTTACTCCTTACTTTGAGATTTCCTTATATCAAAGGAAAAATTAAGGTAAATAG